AATCAGGCATCGTCCGCCTGTATCAGGACGCAACAAGCAGTGACTACGTCACCTTCGCTCACGACGACCCGCTCGGCCCAGTAGATCTGGAGCCAGGCGATGAACTGTGGGTGGCAGCTAACAGCAGCGACGTTGAAGTTCAAGTACTACAGACAGGACTCACATGATGAACCAGTATCTCCCAGACATCCGCAACCTCTCAAACGAGGTCGTCTTCACACTCACCCTCACAGCCAGCATCATCGGCGAAATCATCGCTGTTCTAAACGGTATCGACTGGGAGTCAGGCTTGATTGCTCTGCTCCCAGTTGTCACCGGGCTGATTGCTCGACTGAAAGTGTACGGGCCTGATGTCATTGGCCTGTTGGGTGACGCAGACGAGCAGATCGTTTCATGACTAAGGCCGACCTCACCGAAGTGCAGTACTTTGCCAACTCGTTGGGGGTTGGCGTAACAATCGACGGCCGCAACGGATATTTCACCCGGCGGTTTGTTAAGATGTTTCAAGACACCTTTCAGATAGGTGACTATTCCGGTGTGGGCCGGTTGGTGGTAGACGGGATACCTGGGCCAAAGACCTTGGAAGCCATGCGAATGTGCAGGGCTGAAGGCGGTCGGGTATCCCGTCACTTCCACTACAAAGAGTTCCGCAACAAAGGCTCCCTCACTCCGACCGTGTCCAATCATGTGATCCGGTTGGAACGTGAGCTTGTCGAAGGCTTGGAGCGGCTGCGCAAGGAGACGGGGCCTATCCATATCGCTTCCGGCTACCGCTCCCCTGTCCATAATCGCTCAGTGGGCGGCGTGAATAACAGCCAGCACCTATATGGGCGGGCCGTGGACCTTCACCGCAGTCGCATGCGCAGCAACGTGACAGAGGCGCAAGCACGGGCCGCAGGGTTCTCAGGTGTGGGCATCGAGTCACGCACAAACAACTCTGTCATCCATCTGGACGTGCGCCCAACACCCACCCGCTGGTACTACCGGTAACACAATGCAGGCCACCGTCATCACCCTGCTAGTGGCAGGAGTCGGGGCGTGTGCGACCTTACTCAACACATACCTGGCCTCAAGGCTGAGCCGCACGAACAAGCGTGATCACGGCGAGGTGGCTGCAGCGCTTGAAGATCTCAAAGGTCAGACTGCAGACATATCCGACAAGGTCGACGGTCACCTCATGTGGCATCTGAACGACCCCAACGTCGCAGTTAGCGACAACAAGCCACCTGTAGGAGAAAGACCAGCATGAGTTTAGAGAACGCAGAGTTGGTTGGGGGCATGGCCTCTGACCCTGGGCCTCGCACCTGCAAGGTCGCCAGTTTCCTGGCCGACCCAACCAGTTGGGGGCTGACCACCGAGGACAGAGACTGGCTTGCAGGGCAGCTAGCAGTGAAGGCAGCGTCCCCCCGTGACGGGCAGACCCTGTCGTACACGCGATTGTCAGCAAAGTTTGCCAACGAGACACGGGCGCAAGGTAAACCCGGCCGCATCTCCCCTTCCATCATGTCGAATCACGCCAACGGGTTGTGCATATGTCACACATGAGCGGAGGCGTCGACTCCCATCGCATCGAGGTGTTGGAGGCGAAGCTCGTCGGCGTCCGCTCCGAACTGCAACGTCAGCGTAAGGTGGCAGCGAAGTCGAAGGACGAACTTGAGAAACTGTTGGGCCTGGTCGAAGCGCAGAATGCCATCACTGACCAGTTGTCTGCAGCCCCTGCATGGCTGGCACCTAAGCGGGGCGACAGCAACCTGCATGCCACAGCATGGCTGACCCTGTCTGACCTCCACCTCGACGAGGTTGTCATCAGGTCGCAGTCGGCGGGCCTCAACTCTTACAACCGCAAGATCGCAGAGAAACGCCTGACTGCTGTCATCGAGAACACCATTGCCGTGTTCGATGAGCAGATCACCGGCCTCCAACTTGACGGTATCGTCTGCGCGTTGGGCGGCGACATCATCACAGGTGACATTCACGAAGAGCTGATGAAGACGAACGAATCGTCAGTGCCTGAAACGATTGTCCACTGGGTGCCAGTGCTGGCCTCGGCTATCGGTCGGCTCGCAGACAGGTTCGGCAAGGTGCATGTGCCATGTGTGAGCGGCAACCATGACCGGACAGGCAAGAAGATCCAGTTCAAGAACCGGGCGCAAGAATCGTTCTCTTGGATCATCTACCATTGGATCGCTGCTGAACTAGCAGACGATGACCGGGTCACCTTCGACATTGCCGAGGGTGCCGACAAGATGGTGAAGGTTTACAAGACGCGGTTCATGCTCACTCATGGCGATGGGTTCCGTGGCGGTGGCGGTGTGGGCGGCATCTTCCCGGCGATGAACCGGTGGCTGCTGCGCAAGCATCAGGTCACCCCGTTTGACATCGCAGTGATGGGCCACTGGCACAGCCTGCAGTTCTATCCGACAGCGTTCATCAATGGGAGCCTGAAAGGGTATGACGAGTACGCTATCGGGCATGGTTTCTCGTTCGAGCGGCCGCAGCAGATGCTGTTCGTCATCACTCCTGAGAATGGTGTGACGATCCAGACCGCTGCGTATGCGGATTGAAGATGACGAGTGCTGGTGGTGTGAAGGGTACTGGGATGCGTGGGCTACTGACTGCCCAACCCATTCCGACAGCCGTGCGTTATCGGCCGCTGATAAGCGGCGGATACTAGGTTTCACCGATGCTTCGGTAGAGTCGGATCGTGGGTTGGGCAGCGTTGTTCGCAGTCCATCGTGAACGTCGGGTAACTGGACCCATCACCTCTCACCTCGATCAGTGTGCCGTGGTGTCCGCAGTGGATGGTGCGGTTCAGGTGGGCTTGCATGATGGGTGACGGGTGACGGGCCGGGGTAGTCATCGGTTGTAGTATCCGTTCCCGTGGGCCAGCTTGCGACGACTGGTGGCACCGAACGGTTCGTTACGCATGCACGGTGAACACAACGTCTCGCCGTCAACTACTTGGTCTGAGGCCAGGTATGTTTCGCATTCGTCGCAGCGCGTCTTGCCTGCCCGTAGTTTCTCGGAGTCCGGCATCAACCCTCCGTCCCTGGCCATCGGCACGCCAGCAATGTAGGTGGGTACGAATTTGGATTTGGATGTCATAGCAGTTGTCCTTCAGGTGGTTGCTCTTCGGTGAGTAGTGAGTTGGATGTTATGAGTCCGGTCAGCGTGGTGCCGGTAGCCGTGAACACAACGTGCCCTCGCCTGAACCCGAGCTGGATGACAGCGGGCTTGCCTTTATTGTCCTTCACCTTGCCCAGGGTGGCAGCGTGGGGTGAGTAGAAGCCGAGCTTGTCCAGCCCTACCGGAGGGTAGTCGGCCAGACACTGTGCTCTGAGTAGCTTGTAATTGCGGCTGATAGGCACAGCTACTGCCTCGAAGACGCTGTCGCCCACGTACACACAGTGGCGTCCTTCCCTGGCTACCACCTGCACTGCAGCGGCCAGCGAGGCTTCTTTGAGGAAGCCTGCCCCATCCTCGATGAGTAGAGGCGGGCAACTGTACATCTCCACACCTTCCATCAGGATGGAGGCGAGCTTGATGCCATCGGTGGCAAACAACTCTGCACTGTCACCGTCCGGCGACGGGTGGATCTGGACATGGGATGCCCAAGTGGGGGCTTTCTTCGTGGTGTCTAGGAACCCGGCCAGGTTCTTGAAGTCGTGCTTGCTCATTGCTGGATGGCCTCCGCATGTTGGGCGATGAGATTGCTCGCAGCGGCTTGCGCTTCAGGTTCCAATCCTTGCGCTACCGCATTAATCAGTTCAACGAGCGTGGATGTGAACAGTTCAAGCAGGCCAGTAGCCTGGTCGAGTTGGTCTTGGTCGGTGATGGGCATCATTCCTCCTCTTCGCCGCAAGGAGTCGACCAAAAAGTTCGGCAAGATCGCCGCAGTCGAACCGGGGTTCCTCTCATCGTATTCTGCGGCGTAGTCCAGCATGTACATGACGGTTTCGAAAGGGTCTTCCCTCATCGCTTGCCTGAGCAAGTCTGTGGCCTCGGCTGTAACCCGTGCAAGCTCGGCCTTGCACTCCGACTTACTGAGATGCTGGTATCTGTTCATCATTCTTCCTCTTCTGCAAACATTTGTTCTTGGCAGTGGTGGCATAGCGATGAGATCAAAGTCTCCCTGTCCTCAATGCTCACGCCCGGCATCGCTTGTTGGATGAGTGCCCCTGCCTGCCACGCTGCGTAGCCTAGCCGGGGGACGGTCACGTCGGTTAGGGTCGAGCACGCAAAGCACTCGACAGCTACGGTCTGGCCCATCTCACTTCACCCCCGTGACAACACCGTCAACGACAGTGGCCTGACCGTACCAACTGTGTGGCTTGGGGTAGTGGGGGCCTTCGATGCCGACTCGGCCGTCGGTAGGGGCAGGGAACGGGCCGGGTGAGAACACAGTGACTCGCGTCCCTTCCTTGAGCGCCCTCTTCAGCGCTGCCTTCGATGGGTAGTTAGGTGATACGTACATGGTGGTTCCTTATCAGTTAGTGGGACCGAACAGTCCGCAAACCACACCGAAGAGAGAGTGTCGGTGTGGAGTGCGCAGTGTTCGAACTGCTCAGGTGGTTTCGTAGTTGGCCTCGTCCTCTTCCTCGTCATCATCCAGGACCCTTGTCATGCCCTCGCGACTCAGTTTCTCAGCCGCAACGTAGGATCCGGCGTCGGCCAGTCCGAAGTGGGTGTCTGTTGTGATTACGCAGCGGTATCTCCATGCGGGGGATGCGGTTGGACCCCAGTCAATAAACAATACCCTCTCGACAGTCATTCTCCTACCTTCAGGGTGAAGCTGGCGCTGGCCCGCTCCCATCCACCGTGGTCCGATGGTTCTAGGATGGCCTGCAGTGCGGTGATCATGTGTGATACGGCGTCGTGCGGCGCACCTGGCAGGAAGAGCGTGACCGACCCAGCGGAGCGTTGACCGCCCCCCTCATCCGTCCTGACCATGACCTCAAGGGTGGTGATCTTGCCGTCGTTGTACAGGTCATCGACCTCGATGGCGACTCGCGCCTCCTTGCATTGGGTGGCCTGGATGTTGGTTGATGTACTCACTTGCTCTCCTCATTGTTGTTGAAACCTGGGAACGGTGGTGGTGGTGGCATAAGGCCAAGCTCCACCTTGAGATCTTGCCGTGCCACGTAGGCTGCAGTGAACTCGTTGTAGTTGGTCGCAGCGTCGACCCGGGCTGTCGCTGCCAGCATGCGCCGCCGTGCAATCTTGTCCTCGTACTCGAACATCATGTGCTCACCTGTACGCCAATCGTCGTCCATGCGCTGGCCTGTCCATTCTTCATCATTCATTGTCGCTTGCCTTCCTCGCTGGCATGCCAGCTATTCCATTGCATCTCATCAAACTGCTCATCGGTCGGTCGCCACATCGGGTTGTCTTCCAGAGTGTGGATCACAGCGTCGAACCCCCCGTCGTAGTAACCGGCGTCCAACCATACAGTTGCACACCTTTCGCACTCCCTCATGTCCTCCTCACTCATTCCGTCCCCACTGAGCAGGGTTGCCCGATGGTCGCTCGCTTGGATAGCCTCGGCCATTTCGATGTCTACGTCGTTCCATATCATTTCATCTCTCCTTGGTTGGTTGGTTGGTTGGTTGGTTGGTTGGTGGTTGGTTGCTCATGCTCGGCACTCGGTGGCGCACGGTGTGCCCTTGGTGAGTAGCCGGGTCACGACCCGGTCGGCAGCTTCGAAGGTTTCTTCGGTCGGCTCCAGAATGCTGTACACCTGGTCGCTGATGTCGACAGCGCATCCGCACGTCGTGAATACGTGCAGCTCGTTGTTGTGATGCAGCTTCAGCTCGTAGCTGGCGGTTGTGTTGTTCATGGTGTCTCCTTGGGTTGGTTGGTTGGGTTGGCTGGGTTGGGTTGGGTTCATCGCGGGCCGACACACCACAGTGCAGCGGCCAACAGTAGGACTATCAGCAGCAAGGTCATGCCGTCGCTAGTTCTTTAGCCATCGGGGAGCGTCGCATCGTACCCTTAGCCGACAGCAGCACAACCCCGGCGCTGTCCTGTGTTCGGTCATCGTGCAGGTCGCCGTTCGTGGCGTCCATACCGTGCCACGTCGGCACGTCCAGCTCGCTGGCCTTGGCCCGAATCACGACAGCCACACTGTGTCCAGCGTCGACCATCGACCGGATAGCGTCGACAGTAGTATGTTCGGTGGCCGAATATGTCAGGTGGTAGTTCGTTGGTCGGTTGCGTTCACGGATCTGAGCCGGAATCTTGCTGTAATCGTAGAACCGGGCCAGACGACCCAACGGATCCCGCAGCTTGAACACCCGTGGAAGTAGTACTTCCCAGCGTCGGTCGCTCAACACGTTGAGCCGATGCAAACACTCACCGAGAGTTGTCGCAAGGTTGGACCTAACCTCATGCTCTACGATCCGAGCGAACGCCTCCGGGTAGGTGTGAGCGAATACCGTCTTACAGATCCGCCCGAGCTGTGCGCTCTCATATCGTCCGTTACCGTTAGCCTGCAAACAGTTAGCGCTACATTCAACAGTCGCATGTGGACACTGGTCGGGCACGGAATACCCCGACTGGATGCCGTGCGCCCTGCAGTAGTCACGAGCGATAGTGTGCGGTGCTAGCGACAGCCCCCACGTAGGTAGTGTGGACTTATCAAGTTTCGAATTGTCCGTCGGTTGGGTCAATATCTTTACGACCCCGGGACGATGAACGAAACCGAACTGTGTACGGAATTCCGCATAGGTTCGGTAGTCGTCTCGGACCTCGTCCGACATGTAGACCCGAGCGCTGGTTACCTTGGTTGTTCCTGGCATGGCTTTCTCTCTCTCTTGGTGTAGTTCACCATGAGACCATCGGACATACGCCCGATAGCCCTAGCTGGACTAACCGACTAGCTATGAAGCGACCACGTAGCAAGGTACGTATCGCCATCCCTATGGTAGGTCATGCCGCGTTCTAGATAAAGGCCACAGTCGGCGTCTATCCGCTTGCCATGCATCACCATCGCCACAAACATGCCGCCGAAGTCGCTTGTCTTATGCCGCCAGATAGCAGCGATAGACTCGCGAGCTGTCCGAGCTAGGTCATAATGCTCGTCTAGCATCGCCATTTCCAGCAGGTTCAACGAATACTCTAACGCCTGGTCGTGATCCAGACGTTCCACTGTCTCAACAGACTCGGGCTGATACATCGGATTGTGTCCCATCATGTGTCTCTCTCTCTCTTAGCGCGGGGGAACATCCCCCGATCTAGTAGAGCCACCACGACCGACTCTCGCCGCTTCTGCACTCGTCCGCTTCTGCACTGGCCCGGACAGGACCAGCTACCACGTAGGGGTATTTCCTACGACCGGACGAGCTACCACGTTGGTGGCTCTACTAGACCACTTGCCCTAGAGCCGGACTCACTGAGCGTCGCGGGGTAATCCCATCCGACACCGTCTAGTCCTGCCCCAAGGCAAGTCTTGCTAGCTTGTTCCCTCCATGCCTGCCAGGTATTCACACCAGAACCAGGGAACCTATAGACCACTACTTCCCACACTGCGCCCATCGCCATCGGAGTTAGAATCCGCGTTCGTTATGTCGGTAGCGCTACTAGGTAGCGGTGCAAGTTGTCAAAGAACATCGGACGGCACATGCCCCAAGGCCCGAGGGCCTGAGGTACCGTCTCGCTGCCCCTAACTCGGCAACGGCTAGAACCTAACACCCCGCCGACCTCCCAACACAACCCGAAGCCACTCTGTAACACAACCGAAACAATGCTGTCACAAACGTAACAAACAGCCCCCACAATCGCCCCTAACAGCCCCCAAGGCCCGGCCACACCTACCCCGCCACCCACTAACCTCGCGACGATTCACTACCTAAGCACCAACTAACAAATGAGTGCAACCCCGGCACTAATGCGGATTGCTCGCCAGCAACAAATGGGCGCAATGCCAGCACCAATGCGGATTACCCCAACCCTAAACCAACAGTAAAGGGTGCGCCCTAATCTAATTAATCATATAGTTAGCGCCTGCTTCATTTGCGAAGCACTAGAGCCGGCAGTGGGGAATAGGAATAAGAACCATTCCCAGTGTGTGACACATGACCATGTGACACATGACCATTGCATCGACGAAGCGCTTGCTGCGTAAATGAAGCAACCAAACGCCCGATGTGACGCATTTCACATGTGACACATGTCACCCCCTACCCCCTTGACAAAAATCCGGCGGCGGGTACCCTTAGGGGTGGAGGGCGGGTTAGGCGAGATTGGTGGGGGTGGGTTTTGGTGGGGATGGTACCTGGTGGTGGGTGGCTGGTTGTGGTGTGAAAAAGGCGGGGTACACTACAGTCGAGCTTATGGGTCCACCATAGGGTGGCTCTGCCACCATGTGTCTTTGCCCGCATAGGGCTATGTCTGGGACCATGTTTTGTTTTTGCGAGCAGTAAGCGAGCAGTCTTTGAACCCTCTGTATGTCTTTGTTTTATTGGGTTTTGAGATTTAATAAGTTTTTTCTTGACTTTGGCCTAGGGTGCAGCTAGGCTTTCAAATACCGGAGTGAGCGGCAGCGAGGGTCGCCTCCTTTAGTTCCGGCTCCTCGGGCACAGAGTGCAGAGAGGAGCTAGGTGCAGAGGCAGCGGGTGCAGCTATTTGGAGAGACTTGTGTCTCTAGTGTGGCGTGTGTAGGCTGCTCGTCTATGGATGAGCTTGTGGATATGGTGGAGTTGTTAGAAGGTAAGGCTTTGTGGGGAGAAGGGTTGGAGCCTTCTTTGGTGCGTGAAGTGGCGCGTGTGCTGCAGGCGGCTATTGACGAGATCACTTTGTTGTGTGAGTTTGCTGCGGAAGTGGACGAGGGTTTCTGATCGCTGGTATGGTGGTGCTCGCACCCGGTCATTCTTCCTCCTCTCTCAGGGTGGCCGGGTGCTTTAACCATGAAGTTTGGAATGTTGCCTAATGAACCCGACACGACTGCTCGTGAATTGTCTGAGTTCGGTAAAGAACTGCTTGAGTGGGATACCACTCCTAGAGATTTGCGTGACGAAGGCGAAAAGACTTTGGTCGGCTATTGCAACAGTCGTGGCCATAGTCGCAATCGTTGTATGCGGACAATGCAAAGAGATGACTACAAGATGGCGCGTCGCCAACTGTCACTCGAAAAAGGTGAAGTCGACTACAAGACCAGAGCAATCCTTGACGTGGCCTACGAACAGGCACTGAAAGGGAACCCTCAGGCCCGCAAAGACTGGATGGCTTTCTACCAGCCGACAGCCCGCCACCTCACGCCCGCCAAGGTCGACGTGCAGGTTAAAGAAGAACCGGTCCCTGTGGAAGCGGTGGAGCCTACGGCCATGAGCGATGAGGAATTAGAAGCTGCTGTAGCGGAATGGGCTAACGATGGATAGCCCCACGACTGCTCGCATCACGACTTTGAGGTCGGGATGAGTCAGACTAGGCGAGAGATCCTTCTGCAGAACCGCTTGTTGAAGGGCACTAACCCTGCCAGCCGTTCGCTCGTTTTGGGTGGCGTGGATAACGCTGTGATTGCCGGTGCCCAAAACGCTGTGCTGGGTGGGAAAGATTCAAAAATAACTAATTCTGATTATTCAACGATTACAGGTGGCAACACAAACACTATTACTGGTTCTTTGGAATCAGGAATTGTTGGGGGAATAAGCTGCTCTATTAATGATGCGGCCGAATCTACAATAATGGCTTCTAGCGACACAACGATTAATGGTGCTAACTCTAGGGATGTTGTCGCCATCGGTTGTATTGGCAGCACTGTTGGCGCTCCTGGGGGAGCGTGGGGAGCGCGAAGAAGCCTGGTTCAAGGTTTTTACAATACTTTGGCAGCGACAGCAGATAGCTACGAAATTGTTTTGATGTCTCACACTTCTAGTGTGGACGATTCACGTTACGCAACAGTTTTGGGCGGGAGAGCTAACACCGTAACTGGAAGTTATTCAACTGTGGTGCTAGGAGGAGAAGACAACACTGTTACTGACAGCGTGAGAAGCTCCGTGATTTCTTCCCTTCGGAGCGAGCTTACTACCACATACCGCTCGGCAATTATTGGGGGCGACAGCAACTCGATTGACAACTGTGTTTCATCAGCAGTTTTGGTGGGAGATAACAATACTAACAACAACGATTTTTCTGTCATGTTGGGCTGTGACACCCGCACATCTGTCGGCCAGTTTACAACGCACGTAGAAAATTTTAAAGCTTTCGGTGCCACCATTGATTTCGGGGCGCTTCCAACTACCCCCACTCCATACTTGCAACCTGCTTTGACGGCAGGGCAGTTGTGGGTTTCAGGCACTTCTCCAAACAAATATTTAAGAATGGCATAGGAGCAGGCATGCATTTAAGATCAGCAAAACTTGTAGACCTTAAAATGTTTAAGCAGGCGTTTGAGGCTTCTCCAAAAGCAGCGTTTCAGTCTGTAATGACCGATGAATCGGGCAAACCGTCTGGACGTGAAGTGGCTGTGTACACGAATTCTGGTCCTGCAGGGGAAATAGTTGGGATCATGACGTGGAAAGACGCTCTAATAGTTTTGGCAGACGTGAAAAATTATTCGTTTTTAGAAGGTGAAGCCCTGAATGAAGAAGGTGAGCTGGCGCTCATAGTCGGGGAATCTGATAACAAAAAGACAGATCGGCTGCTGGCAAAGCGTGCAGATTTGCAAGCGAAGATTAACAAAATAGATGAACGGCTAGCGTGATGGACGCTGCGGGCTGGTGGGACATGGTTAAAGGTGAGCAGATGTCGCCGCTAGTAGGCCACGTTTTGACAAGTCTGGTGTTGTATGCGGAACAGTTGGAGGTTGCTCAACCTGAAAAAGATGAGGAAGAGTAATGGCTTCCAGGGAGGAGGTTGAGCAAGAGGTAGAGTTCCGCCGTTGCAAAGCAAACGTGTTCTATTTTTTAGAAACGTATTGGCACATTTCGACTCCTGGGGCTTCGCCGTTGTTTGAGTTGCGAGAGCCTCAGCGGATAGCTTTGGAAACGTGGGAAAGCGGCGAAAACACTATTTCGTTGAAAGCCCGCCAGATTGGCTGGTCGACTCTGTCTGCTGCTTACGCGTTTTGGATAGCGTTCTTTCACCCTGACCAAACGATTGTAATGCTTTCTCGTACCGAAAATTTTGCTAAAAAGCTATTGCAGATGAGCAAGTATGGTTATGCCCGCATTCCTGACTGGATGAAAGAGCGTGGGCCTGCGGTTGAGAAACAGAATCTGCTTGAGCTTAATTTTCAGAACGGTTCTTCTATCGAGTCAATGGCTTCCCGTGAGAACGCTGCTCGTGGCATTACGGCTTCTTTGATTATTGCTGACGAGTGGGCGTTCTTTAACGATCCTGCTGAGGCTTGGACTGCTATCTATCCCGCGACTGAAGTTGGCGGGCAGATTATTGGCATCTCTACGGCTAACGGGTTTGGCAACTGGTTCCACAAGTTTTACAATTCTGCCAAGGCTGGAACCAACAATTTTAAGGCAATGTTTTTTCCTTGGAATTCCATTCCGTCTCGTGACGAGGCATGGTACTTGCAGCGCACGAAGGACATGGAACCTTGGCAGTTGTCGCAGGAATACCCGGCTACTGACGAAGAAGCATTTATAGCTTCGGGTAACCCGGCATTTGACACTGACATGTTGAAGTCTCGTATAGAGATTTTGCCGCCCGCTTTTGAAGGGATACTGGCAGAAGGGGACGACGGGGTCGCCACTCTTGTCCGGGTTCCTGAGCCGAACTTGAAAGTGTGGGAGAAACCGCAAGGCGGCATGCTGTATGTGGTAGGCGCTGACGTGGCTACTGGTGCAGAGGACGGCGACTACTCTACAGCCACTGTGATTAAAGCGAACACGGGCCAGGTTGTGGCTGTGTTCCGTGAACGTATTGTGCCTGAAGACTTTTCTGATTATTTGGCTAGGTTGGCGTTGTGGTACAACACGGCTTTGCTCGCTCCTGAACGGAACACGCATGGCCTGGTGGTGGTGCGGAGGCTCACGTACGATTTGAAGTACCCGAATCTTTACATGCATGTGCGTGACAACATCCGGCAGTCTGTAACACGCAATGTGGGCTGGCATACGAACCAGGCTTCAAAGATGGTTTTGGTTGACGAGCTGGGGGCAGGGTTGCGGCGTGGAAAGCTTATCCTTCATTGTGAGGATACGTTTACGGAGTTGTTGGCTTTCTCTCGTAAGACTCGTTCGGGCGGGAACACTGTGTATGAGGGGAAGCCTCATGATGATCTTGTTATTTCTTTGGGTATTGCCAATATGGCGTTGCAGCAGGTTCATGTCCCTGAGATAAAAGAAGAAGAGCCGGATGGGTTAACTATGGCTTTTTTTGAATCATTGGTAGACCGGGCGAAAGGTGCAACAAAAACGCCCTATACTGCTGGTTACAGAAAACCGCCGACTACACCGGACTTTGTGATTTATGCTTAACGAATACACACCGCATCATGCTGTATGCAATGATTGCAATACGGTGTTTGAAGATTTGCACAAGCACGGGGTGTGTTTTGGTTGCAAAATATCTACTTTGACTTTTGACAAAGTTTCTTATATTGAAGACGGAATGGCTGAAAAAGAATTAGTGGCAGCTAACGCTGCTTCGGGCCGGAAGATTGTTAGGGCTTCTCAGACGGACCCGGATAAGCAAGCAGAAGCAAAGAAGACAGTAAAGCCAACTCTCTCTGACGAGACTAAACGACGGATTTATCAAACTCATGGACGCTAACGAACTTATACCCGCTCCTTCTGGGCGCGTGCCCGTGAAGAGGCAGCAGAAACTAGCTGATTACCGGGCTGAAATTGCTGCTTCGCAACATCAGATGGAGGAGAAGAAGTATCACGAGAAGTGGCGGCGGTTCATACACATGTATGAAGCGAATCTTAATTATTCGACTGACCCGGCAGTAGACTCGATAGATGTTCCTATTGCGTTTGCAAACGTCAACATCCTGCGCTCTGCGTTGACGGTCAACCATCCTAAGTTTACGGCTTCGCCTCGCAACCTCCAATCTCATCTGGCTGCGACTTTGTGCGAAGAGATCGTAAATTGGGAGTGGTATCACAACGACATCCAAGATGAGATCCGCAGGACTACAGACGATTTGTTGATAACTGGCAATGGTTTTATCAAGGTTGGGTATCAGCTTGACACGTATGGGAAGCGTTCGGATGTGAGCCAGCTTGCTTCGCCTGCCCCTATGGGTGGCATTGATTACGCAGCGTTTGAACAGCCAGGCTACAACAAAGAGTTTGATAAAACTGTTGAAGGCGCTGCGCAGGTTTTGAATTCTAGGGCAGCTATGGGTTCAGATCTACCCTCTCGTTCTGCGATGGCTAAGCAGTTGCGGGAGCAGGGTTCAATCATTGTTAAAGATGATTGTGTAGTCGAGCGGGTAAGCGTCTTTGACATGCTCGTTGATTCGACCGCTACGTCTATGAAGAACTTGCAGTGGATTGCGCAGCGCGTGCCGGTGCGTAGCGATGTGGCCCAGAACAATAAAAACTGGGCACCTCGGATTCGCAAGCAGTTGCGTGCGGGGCAGAAATCTATTGCTGAAGATCCTGAAGATGAGGGCTTTAACGCCCGTTACAACTCGCCTAACTCTTCCATAAGCCAAGGCCGTCCTGGTGGGGAAAAGATTGAATGGGTGATTGTGTGGGAGTTTTACGACTTGCAAGAAGGAACTATGTGTGTCTTTGATGACAACATGGCAGACGATTTTCTTGTAGAGCCTCAGCCAATGCCGTTCAAGTTTGGCCACCCGTTTATCCATATTGGTAATTATTCTGTGCCTGACAAGTTCTGGCACATTGGCGATCTTGAACGCATTGAAACTCTCCAGATGGAGATTAACAAAACGCATTCGGCTCTGGTAAACGACCGTAAAGGTTTCCAGCGGAAATGGATGGTTCGTGAAGATTACTTGACTGACGCTGGCCCTAACTCGCTATCGGAAGTGTTGCGTTCTGAAGACGACAACTTGATTGCTTCGATCCCGATTAAGGGGCAAGGGGTCAGGATGGAAGACATTATTTCCAGAGTCCCTTCACCAGCGTTAGATCCGGCTTTGTACAGTGTGGGGTCCAAGCTGCAGAATCTGATGAATGAGGTGAGTGGCATTTCGGATTTCCAGCGTGGCGCTTCTGGCGGCGGCGGCACTGCAACTGAAGCAGCGATCATTAATGATGGCACTCTTGCTCGCATGAAAGAGAAGCAGGGCAAGCTTGAGCATCTGATGCGCGATGTAGCCCGCCGTCTTGTGCAACTTAAAATGCAGTACATGAAATCTGAAAAGATGTTGCGCATTTCTTTGGGTGCTAACCCGCAGTCTGCCGAAAAGCTGCGTAATGCTGGTGTGGATTTGAAGGGAGCCAACTCGCAGGATCCGACTGAGTTGTTTACGTCTTACACCGCTAAAGATATTCAAGGTGAGTACGACGTTATTGTGGAAGCAGGATCTTCTACGGCGTTTAATGAATCGCAGCGTCGCCGATCTATTCAGGAGATGCTGGCGACTGTCGGCCCGTTTTTGCAGATGGGCAAGATTGATGTTGACGCATTGTTGACTTATGTGTTGCGGTTTGGGTTTGGCATACCGAATGCTTCAGAGTTCATGGTCGGGACGGCCCCTGAGCCTGCGGGTCCGCAGGGCGGAATGGTAGAGCCTGGAGCGGGGCCTGGTGGGGGTTTGCCGCCTGATTTAATGGCCATGATGCAAGGCCAGGGTGGCCCTGCTGGGGTGCCGTCTGTGGCTGGCGGGGTGTTGCAGCCTTCTGGTGGGGTGCCTCAGTCTGCGGCTCAACCACCACCTTATTAAGTCGCGAGTTGTGGTGCATGCTCTTTTAGTGTCATAATAGGGATTGTCCGTACAATCGGACATTCGAACTATTAGAGGATGTGACCCCTGTGAATTCAGGACTAGTCAATGCAGCCGAAGACTCGAACCCTTCCAAGCAAATAGATATGACCCAAATGGTCCCTGTCACCATCAAAGGTGTAACTACCGAAATGACTTTGCAAGAAGTCGTTAACGGCTACGCCTCAAGACAAATGGTGACAGAAGCTACAACGCGAGCAGCAGAGTTGCAGAAACAGGTCGAAGCTTTTGACCGTTTCAAACAACAGCTTCAGACAGATCCTAATCGGATTGTCACGGGGCTTGCTGAACGTTTTCAGGTTAATATATCTCCTACCAGGGCCAGCGATGATTACCCTGATGACGACCCAGAGGTGGACTCTGAGTTGGTGGAAGTCAAGAAACAAGTGGCAGAGACAACAAGGCAAATGGCTTTGTTGCAAAACCAGTTGGCAACCAAAGCACATGAATCTGAAATTGAAACAAAACTTTCGGGCCTGCAACAGGCCCACGGCGATGCTTTCGATAAGGACAAGGTACTTAATTACGCGTTGGTTAATGATATTAACGATGTGGAAACAGCGTTTAAGGCATGGCGTTTCGATGAAGGACTTTCAACCCCTTCTCCCGACGGCACGCTTGACAGTGCTGTCCAGGCATTGGGGCAGATTGCTCCTGGTGCACCTACCGCTACACCGGCCCCGGCTAAAGCCGCTTACGAAGCTCCTAAGGACATTCGTGAGTCGCTGCGCCGAGCGTATGCTGCGGCGGATATGGACATGGATGAGATACTTAGTTCCGTATGATCCTGTGCAACATTTTTAGGAGAAAACAATGGCAGTAGGTAACGCAGATTTTGGAGAGATCGCTTCAACGACTCTCAACGAGCATGCTTCAATGCTCGCTAATAACATTTTTGAGAATCAGCCGTACATGTTCTGGATCAACCAGGCTGGCCGGGTTAAGGATTTTGCTGGTGGTGCTACCATCGTCGAGCCTTTGATCCACGCAGTAAACGGCACGTTCTCGTCTTATTCGGGTTATGACACCCTGACCGTAACGCCTCAAGAAGGCATTTCGTCGGCAGTGTTTACGCCTCAGCAAGCATATGTCAGTGTTGCTATTGACGGTTTCAGTCAAATGGTTAACGCTGGGCCGGAAGCAGTCATTGACTTGCTTGAAGCCAAGATGATGCAGGCTACCGAAACGGTCACTCAGGAAATGAACACCATGTTGGTGACTTCTGATGGCACAGGTAACAGTGGCAAGGACTGGTTGGGTCTTACGGCTTTGATCGGTGACCACGTCACTGGTAACGCTAACGTCGGCGGCATTGTTGTGGCCGATAACACTTGGTGGCGTTCACAGGTTGACGATGTCGGCGCTGGCGCTCTGGTTCTGTCTGACATGAACACTATGGTGAATAACTGCAGCAATGGTGTAGACCGACCTGACCTCATTCTGACTTCGCAGAAGCAGTTTGAAGCGTTCGAGGCGCTGTTGGCTCCTCAGCAAATGTTCCGTGATCAGTCGATTGCAAACGCCGGTTTCCGCAACCTGCTTTACAAAGACATCCCGGTCATTTATGATACGAATGTTGCCGACGATGACATGTACTTCTTGAACTCGAAGTATCTCAAGCTGCGCCCTAACCGTCGCACTTGGTTCACGACAACTCCATTCGTGCGTCCCCACAATCAGGACGCAATTTATGCCCAGATTCTCATGGGCGGTCAGCAGACCGTAAATAACCGTGCGCGTCAGGGCTATATGCACAACATCGGTTAAGGGGATAATTCATGGCATTAACTTTGAAAGCCACTGATGCAAGTGGTAATCCTGGCACGGTTGTCGGCCGGGCTATGGACCGTATTGGGATTGGCGGTCGCCCTATCAAGGGCGTCGGCAAACTTCATTACGCTTCGTACCTGATCGACCTCGAAAACACTGCGTATGTGACTGGCGGTGTGCCCATTCCTGTGGGTACGTGCGGGTTCACACGCATCTTTGACATGTTGGTGCTCGCAGGTAAAGACCCTTACGGGGCTGCGGATGTGCCACACGTAACTACCGGTTTGACGTTTACTTTGGACAGTACGGACCCTACGGTCCCACTGCTGGTCATTAAAGACGACGCTGGTGAAGTAGCGGCCGCTTCAACTCAAGCTGCAGGTTCTGCAGTTTGGGTTGTGTTTGGTGGTTTGCGATGATACAGGGGGACCCAGCCCATGCGTGGTACGGTCCCCCTGGTTCTGAACCTGTTAGTGGGCCGGGGTCTAATCAGATCTCGGCCTACAACGGGCCAGGCCAGGGCGTTGTTCAAGTGTTTGAACCGCGTGAAGAGGCTGCAGTCGGATGCCAGGGCAAATTGTCTGACAATACTCGATGCCGTAAAGGCAAGAAACCTTTGTGTAAAGAGCACCTCCACCTGAAATAAGGATTATAAATGTCAGTACTTGAACCGGGTGGGGCAACGACTTACGACAGGGTCCGTGATTGGGCTTTGGATGTAGGAGGATGGGGGACGACGTGTCCTGTGCCTGCTGAGATAATGGATGCACTGCTGCTTGATTGCTTGCAGACAATCCACACGCAAATCTGGGACCACGACAAATATAAAGCCAAGTGGTCATTTACAATTGCTGCTGACGATTACTTTGTGGACGCCGGTGGTGGCACTCCGGCTATTACTACCAGCATTTTTTCTCCGATGTTTGCTGTGTTGAATAAGATTCAACGGCGGAGAGATCATAAAGAACTGTTTCAAGCAGAGTCGTATCCTAAGATCCCGATGGCGGGTTTGGATGATCCGGTAAAATCGGAAGCTGAGCCTGCGCGTCTGGAATGGTTTACTTGGGGCGACGAGTTTGTTGTCTCCCCTCCTTCTACTGGCGCTGAAACGTACGACGCTTTCGGTTACCGCATTTTGAACCGTTCTATCTGGACGTATTCTGCGCCTACAACTACTTGGCAAGTCGTGGATTTGCCTGATGCGTACATTGAGACGTATCAGAAGTGCGTGCTGGGTTTCTTGCTGACTGCGACTAATGACCATGTTGGTGCAGAGAAATGGTTGCGTGCAGCTTCGGACGAGCTGGGGTCTTTGCAGTCTTTGAACAGCGGTAATGTGATGAACCGTTTGCCGTTGGAGCTGGATGAGCCTTTGCGTATGGGCGGCACTCCTTACAAGAAGTATGGGGTTGGTGTGCCTTATTACCTTCCTGAGATTGTGACTCTGTAGTGGCGTTTAGGAACATGCTTGCTGCTCGGGCGCAAGCGAACGCAACTGAAGCGGTCGTGCAGGTCGACTTTACTGGGGGTTTGCGAATCGGCGCTGATGGCATGGAGTTGCAGCCAAACGAGGTGAGGGATTGCATGAACGTTGACTTCCCTGCCACTGGCGGGGTTGAGCGACGCAAGGCCGTGTGGCCTTTGGCTGCTACTAGCGAACGCATTTCAACTACGACCGACATCGTGGAATACCGGACACCTACTGGGGTGTATTTGTATTGGAGCACGGAGGGGGCGAACGAGAAACAATTGTTTGTCGACGGTTCCGACACGCTGACTACGTCTGCGTTTGTGCCGCCTGGTGCAGGCAAATCGTTTACGGGCACTCAGGTTGGGGACAAGCTTTACGCCCGCACGGCCAATGGCCCTAATAGGGGCTGGTCTTTGTGGGACGGTACTGCAGCGGTTGATGTGCGGAACAAGTTTCGTGAAGACGACTATGAGGGGACAGGTCTTCCCAACTTTTCAGAGTTTCATCTAACAGGCACGCCTCGGGGTAAGAGGTGTTTGAGTTGGAATAGCCGCCTGTGGGTGTGGGGTAGCGAGGTGGAGTTGGAGGATGGCGCTTACGTGTACGATGCGGCTTTGGGGAAAGCGGTGTGGACCCCTGATGCTGGCCCTACCTCTTCGTTCTACGAGGACACGTCCACGCTGTATTTCTCGTTTGCTTATGGGCAGCGGGAAGACGAAGGGCCTCAAGACTTTTACGCTAATTGGGCGTTGAGGTTTGAGCCTGACGGCATGGGCGAGATTGTATCTTTAGCTTCTTTGGGCGAACGCCTGTTTGTGTTCGGTGATAATCGGATCCATGTGGTTAGCCCTAACTTTGCTGAGCCTGTGGAATTGTTTTATCAAGTGCAGGAGTATCGTTCGGATATAGGTTTGGCTAACAAGCACGCTATTGCTGCTTCAGGGAACAGTGTGTGGTTCTTTGATCAGGAGAAAGGGTTGATGGAAATCAATTCTGAGGGGGCGCTGGTTGGGCACATGGAAAAGATTGACGGCTTGATGCCGTTGCTGCTGCGTGATAAGTCTTCCGTGTGTTTGGGTTTGTATGACGACCGGGTGTGGGTGAGTGTCCCTGAGATCCTGCCTGGCGGGAGCGCTACGCCTGATGGCAACACTCGCACGTATGTGTATGACATTAAGACTCAGGCTTGGACCCGTTACAATTTTGGGGTTGACAGGTTTTTCTTCTACCGTGCTTATTTAGAAAACGGTGAGGACAGGTTGTTTGCTTGGGTGCATCAGCACGCCGACAATCCTGACGTAGAAAACTCTATTGTCCAGTTGGATTATGATCCGGTGGATTTCGCTAACGATTATTATTTGCCTTCGACTGTCGCTGGGAGCGGCATGGTGCCTATCGAGTCTTATGTGGCTACGTCTTGGATTGATGCGGGGAGTCCCGAGCAGACGAAGGATTGGGTTGGGGCGGAAATGTTTTTTCGCACGCTGCCTGATGTGACTTGTTCTATTACTGCGGCGAGTGATTGGGATCCGGCTTCTCCTGCGTTGAGTGTGGTTAAGGATGTGGGAAACGAGGGGACTTGGGATGATGGCGGGTTTTTGCCTACGTCGTTTACGGGCAATTACCCGAATTTTACTGCGGTGCCTAATGCGGTGGCTGGTGCGTGGAAGGAGAACTCGGTGTTGTTTCCGACGCTGGTTGCTCGTGAGGGGCGGGATGGGGAGTATGACCCTGTTGTGCCTGTGAGTGCTGAGCGGTTGGCTCAGCCTGTGCGGGTAAACAGGTTTTGTGCGTCTCGTTGTGTGAGTGTGAGGGTTGAGCCTGTTGAGGCTGGGAAGTGGAACTTGGATCGTTTGTCTTTGTTCTTTGAACGATGGCTGATTAGGACTTAATATGAGCGGCAACGATTTTGTAACTATTAATGTAGGCGACTTGACTATCACAGCGGATTTGTCGCTGGAACCGGTAGAGGACCGCCCTGCAATTATTGAAGAACTTACCGTTTCCACTCAGGCATACTCGGCAGTTACTGGTGTTCCGTCAAGTGTTAATCTTTTGCCGGGTTCGAGCACTCAGCTCCAAAGAAATCCTTATAGCACTGCGGACCTGGGGTTGCCGGGTTTAAGCTTTGATGGCCCGGCTGTAGACCTTAACACTATTGATCAGTTTATGGCACGGCAAGGACAGGAAACTTATTTTCAGTACATGCAAGAAAGCCGTGTAGCGAACAGGGATGCGGCTGCTGCTGCTGCCGCTATTGCTGCGGAAAACAAACGATTTAATGACGCCATCTCTGCTTTTGATCGAGAGGTGTTGCTGCAGAATCGCAAGTTTGAGGATGAAGCCCGCAGGCTGTCAGACATTGCTGCGCAAACAAAATCACAATACGACATCCAAGCGGCTCAGCGGGCTGTGGCTACCGCTGAAAGGAACAAGGCGGAACAGGCTGCAAACTTTGAATTGCAGATGGATTCGTTTGAGAACACTCAAGGCGATTTCTTTCGTGATACTTCCACGGGGGCTGACCCTTCACGGGCTATGCGTTCGGCTTATGTCGGTAACCAGTCTCCGTTGGCGCAGTATGCGCAGCGGGTGCAGGATCTTGCTACGGCTTCGAATCAGGAGAAACTTGATATCCAGCAGGAACGCATTTCTGAGGCTGACCGGCAGGCTCAGTCTGCTATACAGGATCGTCAAGACGCGGCTCGGGCGTTGGAACTAAAACGCCAGAAGGACGAGGAACAGCGGCTTCTGGCTGGTGCCCTTGTCGGCCAATCTACGGGAGCTAATCGTTTGTCCTTCGACCAGAGGGAAGAACTTGTCCAAATGAAGCTTGCTGGCGGGGATTGGGAAGGAACTATGGCAAGCTTTAACACCGTGTCGACAGACATCGGGGCGGGTAGTTCTGCTGTCGATACTGCTGCGAATAGTGCTGCTGGAGCTGGTGGTCAAGTTAATACTCAAACAGATCCAGCACCCGAGCGAATTACAAATAATTATGTATGGGGCGGCATACCTCTATGAGTGAAAAACTTCCTCCTCGTGTAAAGCAGACAGCAGTCGATCACCGGCTGGCTGTCGAATCTGGTAGCGCTGGCTGGGACCAGCCGGGCGGCAAACCGTACAAACAATCCCCTACCCCGAAAACGCGCAAACCTAAACTGCCTGCGGGCGACGGCATGGATCCCATGTTCCTGCCTGCACCGCAGTACAAGAAACCTGCTCGGGTTCGGCCTGAGAAAGCTAAAAAGAAACAGAAGGCCAAGCTGCCCAAGCAGCCGCCTAACGTAGACCAAGTGTTGATGGACCTTATTGATTTGCCTGTAGTAGGTGATGACGTGTGGGACATCCTGTTAGTTGAACCGTTAACTGTTGGTGCCCGTGCAAAGTCTACCAAAGCTGCCAGGCCAGCAGCCAGGAAAGCTTCTGCGTCTAGCAGGAAGCCTGCACCTAGGCAGGGGTTTGCTGCTTTGGCTGAGGATTTGGCGGTAGCGGAAACTTTAGAAGATGTGACGTTGGATAAACCTCCACCGTTTAGGGGTGTGTGATGGCTGAATTGTATGAATCGTTAGCTGCTCCTAGCGTGGACGCTATGGTCCGCTCAGGCAGCCTGGTTGAGGCTCCTGCGAGTGACCTGTCTAAGGTGGCTTCTCGGGCACAGTTGCGCCAGCAGCGCATTATTGACAGGGACCTATCTCCTGATCTGAATCAGGACATGCGTGTTGGTGCGTCAAAGAGGGATAGCGATAAGTCGGGGTTGGGGGATGTGAGCGGCCAGCCTCAGGGCGTTAAAGGTATAACAAACTCTGTGCCTAAGGCGGCTGTGGAAGGCAGTATGGGTCAGGCCGACTTTGTGCTTGACGATGTAGCCCCTTCGTCTGTGTCGACAAGGGTTGAGGCGCGTCCGTTGGACACGGATTACACGTCCTTGTCTCCGACTCAGCGTGGCGCTGCTTTGCGTGACACGGGCATGGACGCTGTAGATTTTGCTGTGAGCGAAACGGATGGCAGTATGCGGAAGTCTCGTTCTGGGGCTGCGGTGTTGGCGTTCCAGTTGCCGTCTGTGGCTGAGCCTTTGTTCTTGGCTGAAGACGGCGCTCCGGCGCATGCCGCTTTGATCAAGGCTATTAAGAAGTCTGGGGTGCGAGCGATTCCGGCTAATGGGTCTGGTGAGTATGAGGTTTCTTACACTGTCCATCCTGAGGATCGTGCGAGGTTTGCTCGGATGGTCGGGTATTTGGAGGCGGGCCGGATGGAAGAGCTTTCTGATGGCAAGTTTGCTGTAGAGTTTACTGAGTCTAATGCGGTGAATCGCGAGTTTATGCGGGCACCGTTTGGTAGCCGGAAGAAGAAGGTTTAGTTGTGGTCAGGTTCCAGGTTTTTGATGCGGTTACTGGTGAGGAAACGTCTGAGGATGCGTTGCCTCGGGATATCCAAGGCATATTGAATCGTTATAAAGGCAGTTCGCAGAGTCGCGGGGGCGATGATCTTTCTCGGCTGGCCCGTCGGCAAAGCCAGGGCATGGTAGGTGCGGGAGCAAGCGGGTCGTATGGGAGGACTCGGCTTCCAAATAACCCTCAAGGGAAAGCAGTTGAGTTCAACAACTCGGAGATACCGAAGCCCACTCTCGGGGAACTATTTTTGGGTTCGACTCAGTTGGATGAGTTGTTTAAACTTCAGGACGAGTATCCTCGCCAACTCCCTCCGTGGGGCGTAGGGCAGCAGCCTTCCCCCCGCCCCGGAGGGATGGCTGATATGGCGGAGCGACTTGGCGGCAACTTCACTCCTTACGGTTCCAGCATCTTAGAGCAGCAGGCTGAGCGAGAAGCGGCGACGCAGGCCGACTCTGACAGGCGGCAGCGCGAACTTGATGGACTCAAACAATACTATGATGCCCGTACAGCCCAGCAGAAATCAGATGTGTCGGACGCTGCCCGTAACGTCCTCGCCGCTCCTGATGAGTGGGAGGTGGGGGATGAAAGCGAGTGGTCTGTGAGCCAGCGGGCGTTTGATGACTTGTGGTCTACTCCTGCTTCAGACGATTCTGACGGCCTGCAATCTGTGTGGACGGAGATGCAGGAGGCGGAAGCGTTCTTTAACAATTTCGGTTCCACGCCTAATGAAATCATTTCTGGTTTGTTTGCCAATAACCGTGCGGCGGCTGAAAGAGCAGAAGAGTGGGCTAAGTTGGCCGCAAAACCGGGGGCGACTGCCCAGGTTGTTAAGACTGCAGAGGAATTGGGGGCGCTAAGCGCATATACCCGTAATTTCAACTTCAACGCACTGGAACGTTACCGTGAGTTGGCAGAGACAGAGGAAGGGCGGATAGTTGCTCGGGTTCAGGAGTTGGCTGGTGACAGCGTTGACATCTTCGATAGAGACTTTGACGAAGACGACTTCTACCGGGAAGCGATGCGGGCTGTGAGAGTCGCTGACCAGACGGCTAGCGCCGACGTGGGGGATATGACTACACCCGAGGGGCAGGCCCAGGCGATGGCCCATCTTACAGACTTCTCAATTGTTTCTGAGAAGGGCGGTAGTGTCCTGATTTCTCACGAGTTGGTTCAGTCTCCAGCGGAGGCGGAGGCGGCACTCACCTACACCTTTATGACAACGCCTCTTTCAACACTATTCGTCGGTGAGGGCTTGGACTTATTGAAGGAGATATCTGACCCTTCAAATTGGTTGGATGGCTCTCCTCCTGATTCGCTTGGGGCGATCATGCCCGTACCTAATAGGGAAGAACAGTTCTACGAAATACTGGCTTCCGAGCTGGCTTTCATGACCAAAGGGAAACCTACGGACCCGGCCCCCGGCTGGTATTCTCAGGCCCCCACTGATGTGCAGGTGGCGGTGGCCAAGAAGGTTCACCAGAATCTGATTGCGACTATAAACCCTGAGACAGGGTTCCCGTCTCCAATGTTGCCCACTCAAACCGGGGGGAATGGTTGACATGGGTGAAACAATTAGCGAGCTGACTGCCCGCTTAAGCGCACGGCGCGACTCCCGTAGCGGAGACAGTGGTGGTGGCCGTGTGGATCAGGAGCTCATCAGGCCAATAGTTGATGAGTTGAATAAAAAACTGGTTGACCCTGCGTTCAGTGGGCAGCGGGATCAGATCCGGGCGCAGATCGCTGACCTGCAGTCTGGGGCCACTGATGTCTCCATGCTGAATAACGATAAAGGGTTCTTCGGCAACCTGTTCTCAGGGCTAGGGACAGCAATAGACGTGCCGTTAAGTCTTGTGCAGTCTGGAAGCAATCAAATTTCAGAACTGGTCAAGGAGGCAGCAGGAAGGCGTGCCCCTGAAGGCGAGCGGAATGCAAGTGATGAACTCGGTTGGGGCGGGTTTGTGGCTGGGACAGCGTTCGGGGATGACAGGGAAAACACTCGGGGTTTGGAAGCGCTGGGTCTTGATAAGGACTGGGAAGGCGGGGAGATCCCTGGCTTCTTCGATCTTGACACTATCCTAAACTTTGGCACAGATGTGGCAATGGACCCTCTGTCTTTCTTGCGGGCACCCGGCATTATCGCTGACGCCGGAGGGGCTGCAGCTAAAGGATTGAGGGGCGGTACCCGTGCCGCTGACGCTCGCATTGGGCGGGCTGGGGCACAGCGAAGGCTGGTCGACAACGCTCAGGCTGTTGCTGCGAGGACTGGGAAGGACATTGATCAGGCTAAGTTGAATGCGGCTGTAGAGTCTTTGGATTCGGGCGGTGTGACTTCTTTGCTTCGTGACGTGAAGAAGGGGAAGAAGCCTTCACAGTTTTCTTTGGATGAGTTGGCCGAGCTGGGTGTGGAATCAAAGATGCGGCTGGGTGCGTCCCGGCTGGGTTCGTTCGACCTTCCTGGTACTGGTGGGGTTGCGACTGCTCTTGGTGCTATTCGCACGGGCAGGCTGGGCAAGTTGAGCCGGTTGGGCGACAAGATCGACCAGTCGGGTTTGAAGAACAGTTCTAATGCTATCCGTGATGGCGGGTCTGAATTTGCGTCGCTGAGGGCTGTGACGATTGAGGCAGGCAACCGGCGTGCAGGCAACATAGTCAAAAAGATTATGGCCCAGAATGAAGAAGTGACTAGAAGGTACGCCGACCTGTACCCTGAAGTGTACAGGTCTGCTACTGAAAAAGGTTTAGGTTCTTCTATTGAGAACGATGTAGCAAGAGTTCTTTTGGCCAAAGGTAAAAAAGACGAAAGTTTTACTGCAGCCGTGGATGTGCTGCAGCGTTGGTCGCAGGATATTGGCTCTCCCACCTTCCAGAGGATTAAGGACGAGGGGCTGTTTGACGACTACATGCGCAACAGTGATATCCCAGTGGAAGCTAGAAGGCTTGCCCCAGCCATAATGAACTCGCTGAAGGAGTTAGACGAGTCGGCTACAAAGCTGGGCATGTTGACCGGGGAGGTCACCGAAAGAGGCTCGTCAACTATTGACGACTTGTTGGGTGTGACGCCAGAGGCGGCTGATGCAGTGCAGACTTTGGTGCAGAAGCCGGGTGTGCTGGTCCAGGGTTTCGGGACTGCACGCCAGCTTGTTAATAACGTTGCAGTAGTCAAAGTTTTGGGGGAAAGCGCTACTACGGTCGATGGAAGTTTAGGTGAATATTTCTTTAAGGCTTCAGACAATGCAACGCAGAAGGTCTTTGAGACTTTCGGGATTACATACACGGACATTGGGGAAGAACTGCAGGGGGTAGTGGACGAAGCGCTTGAGACTGTGACCGGTAGTGGCGACGAACTTGCTGGCCTGTTGTCAAGAGGGGAAGATCTTGTCGGGTTGAATGTGGCCCGGAATGTGCAGAGAGCTTACCAGGGGTTGAAGGCGGGCGACACCGCTGCCTTTGCAACCGAGTTAGACACTGCCGCCGAGTTGGGCGCAGCCCAGTTGGACAAGTATGAAACTTTTATCTACGAAGTACTGACTGATGGCGGGGGATTGGAAACGGCGGCACGCAACGAGGTAAAAAAATTACTCAATAATACTGCGGATGGCGGGCGGAACGCGTTAGAGGCGAAGGTTGACCGGATTCTCAAGAACGAGATGTACAACCCGGCCATGAGGAACTCGGACGTTTTCGACAGGGCCAAAATGATGTCTACGGAAGACAGGAATTTTTTGCGGGCAGTGCAGGAACTCCACCCCGAATACATTACGGGTTCCCTAGCCGAAACGCGCAGCTGGTTCACCGATTGGGCTGTGGGAGCTAAGGCCACATTCGAGCAGTACTCCGCCAACTTTACCCCTGAGACAGCCAAGGTGTTGACTGACATTGACACTTTCTTCCACTCGGCTTTACTTCAGTCGAGGTTGATGGTTGCGGGTTTAGGGACAGCAGCGGGAGGATCAGCGGCCCTGCTCCGCAAATTCCCGAAAGAGCAAGCCGATCTGCTCGCCCGTCAGGTGATGGATTTCCATTACAAGGCTGGCGGGACAAACACGTTCGGCGGCATCAGAGGAAATGGCACCTTGGGGTGGGATGCTGCCGATGCGATGGCAGAACATTCGAGGTATTTGAACTCGTTGAAGCGGGCTGACTTCGGGGACAGCAAAGTGTTCGGGGCTGCCCAAACGATTAACCGGGCTTTCCGTCCTTTAGCCACGTTCGGTCCCGGCTTTGTCGCCCGTAACGCTATGGGTGCTTACCGGGTGAACTTCACTCAGGGCGTCAGGACAGCAGGCGTGGGCGGGTACAGGGAATGGCAACCTGTCTATACGACTGCATTGAAAGCTCTTAAAGATGAGACGGCCAATGATTTGGCTGCGGGCACTTCTGCGCTGTGGAAGGGGATTCCGGCTGGGCAGAGGGAGACGGCTAAAGATCTGGCTGCTAGTGGCGTGTTAACCACGGGTTCTGGCACAGGTGCGATTGGTCGTGCGTTTGAGTTGTCCGAGCGGAGTGTGGGTGCGAGGACGGGTGCTTTGGCTGACACGGTGGGCCGGACACAGAACCGGATAGAACAGGCCGTCGGGAGTTTGGTTGAATCTGGGACGGCTGTTCGGCGTTCTGGTAGAGGGGCGGATGATTTCAAGAAGGGTGTTGACGGCATTGAGTCTTCCACTCGTAAAGAAGTTGAAACGTACATGCGTGGCGCTTTGATGTGGAGTTCCATGCGCAAAGGGGAGAGCCTTGACGCTGCCTTGTTGAAGGTGAGCCGAAACCATTTCGATTATTGGGATCTGTCTACTGCAGGCCAGCGGATAGATGAACTGATGCCGTTCTACGTGTTCCGTGCCCGGATGACTACGCTTTCTGCACAGAACGCCATTGCAACTCCCGGCCTGGCCGCTCAGGTGAGCCGTCTGCGGGATGCGGGTGAGGACGAGGATCCTTGGGGTCGAGGCAAGTTTGAACGTTACACGTTTGGTGCTGGCAAGTTCAGGGGAGTCGATTGGGCTACTGACCTTGAAGACCCGTTTGAATCTGGGTTCGCTACTATCGAAGCGTTTGCTGATCTGCCTACTTCGGTTCAAGGAATCAAGAAGTTGTGGGAGACTGAAGGGGTGGGTGCCGCCGCACCTGTATACGGGTTTGCATACAACGCTCTCACCGGGCTGGCTTCCAGCCAAGATGGCACTTACGCTGAGACGGCTAAGCCTTTACGTGAAGTAGACGGCATCGGCCCCCGCTTACTGGAAGGGCTGAGTTCCATCCCCCCACTGCGCTTCATGCTAGAACAGTCTGGGAACTTGAACGTTGTCGACGGGGAAGTTTTCATCACGAAGAACTCTGCACAGTTCCTGTCTAACGCTTTGCCAATTCTTGGCAGGCTGGAAAGCATGTTCACTAGCCGGGATTTTGTGGAAAGCGATGGGACACGACGCAAGCGTGCAGAAGGCGATGAGCCTGACTCTATGGGTGAGGGGGCTGTTAAAGCCTGGAACACTTTCTTCAGTTTCACTGGTATCCCGTACCAGTTGTTCTCGGAGGGGTACCGTGACGCCCAAGTGCAGGACGCTGTATGGGATGTGAGAGGGTATGCTGATCCGTTCTCGGAGTTGCGGGATCTGCGTGAGGCTGACCAGAAGGAAGATTTCGACAAGCTTTATGCGTCCTTGTTTTCTAACTGAGATACGGGTATGACGCCTGTGTGGCGGAGGAAGATGCGTCCTTGTATGGGGCGTATCTCAAACTCGCCGTACTCGGCTGCGTGTTCTTTAGCTTTGCGTTTCAACCGGCGCAGGGCTTTGTCTTGACGTGACTTGACGTTCTCCACTGTCATCAGCCCTTCAGGGCAGATTTCTTTCGGTAACGCTATGACGTACTCTGCTTGCGTGTCGTACACACAGATCCAGTTGTCCTCACCGTCAGGGTGGATAACATGTTTGGCCCGTGCCATGTGGAACAAGGGCTTGTATCTGTCCCAGTGGGTTTCGTCAGGCAGCGCAGTGAACCCTTCAAAGTGGGTGAGCGCCGATTCGAGCTGCTTGTAGAATGCTCGTTGTTCTGCGGTCAGGTACCTAGCCATATGTTTACCCTAAGCTGTGGGGAGACGACGTCAGGGTCGATGCCGCCTTTGAGGAAGTTGACTCCGTATAGGTAGTCTGGGTTGTCTTCAACGAGCAGTCCGTCTAGGACCAGCCGGTCTACGATGGCTTTGATGGCCCCGTACCAGTTGCCAAGGTCGAGGTGGTGGGCGTTGGAGTGGTAGTCCATCCATGTTTCTACCCTGAATTCGCCTTCGTGGGGGGTGGCTCCGAGGTCGAGGAGCTGAGCTACTGCTTCTTCACCATAGGTGTCTCGCCATAGTTTGGTGTCTGCTGATCGTTTGTAGCGGCCTTGTGCGCGTTCTTGGTTTAGGCTGCGTGGCTTGTCTGCCACGTCGATAGCCCAGAGGCTGGGCCACAGGGCCGCTACTACAGTCATTTCATTTCGTCCATGATGGATGCGACTGTGGACAGCAGGGTTGATCCGTGTTCGCAGTCAAGGATCTTGCCTGCTAACGCTTTGATTAACGCTAGTTCCAGTCCGGCTGCGGGCACTGCTTCTACTGGTTCTGGTTCTTGTTTCAGTGGGGCAAGGTTGATGACTTCGAGGAGGAGGTCAACGTACATGGCCTGCTCGACTGCGGAGTCTACTTGTGTGAGCCGGTGTCGGATGCCGTCCCATTTAGCTTCGTTTAGCCTGCGCATGATCCCCCAGTTGGGGGGTGATTTGAAATCGGGGATGTCTTCGATGTCGAGCAGTTCGGTGGTCACTGGTTATCCTTGGTTGTAGACTCGGTGGACTTTACTGACTGCTTCTTTGTATGGGAAGGAAGCTTTGTCTTCGGTTTGTTCTTCCCATACTTCTTGGACTACTGAGATGGCTTCGTCTCGGTCCATACCCATGCCTTTGAGGTGGGAGGCAAGGGTGAAGAACACTAAGTCCCTCTCGCCTTTCTTCACGTCAGTTTCGCCCCTGAATACTGACACGATGTGCGAGTTGTTCTCACCCCTACCTCCCGTCCTGTCTCCGTTGAAGCTCGATTGTGTGCGCTGTACCGGCTTGGGTTTCCAGAGCGCTGCCAGGCGTTGCAGGGATGGGACTGGCGTGCGGTACTCTTCGACTTGGTCTAGCCAGTCATCGATTTCTAGGGGGGTGGAGCGGTCGGCCCACATTACTTGGCGTACTGTCCCTGCGCCTGCTGCCGGGTAGGGGAGGCGGACACAGTTCCCGTAGCCTCCTGTTTCAAGGAGTTCTTGTTTGGGGTTGAGTTCAATCGCCTCGATCTCCGCTAGCTCGTGGACCCACAACCCTGCGCGTCGTGCGATGGTGCCGCTCATCCAGTCGTCTGCGAACACCCAGACGTGGTATCCCTTGGAACGGGATGTTTCGACCCAGGCTTGGATGCCGTAGTATTCCCATGCCTCGGCGTATCGCCATGCGAGTTCTTCTGCCTCGCTGGTGTCGAAGTCGCTGCAGATCCATTTGCACCGGTTGCCTCCTTCGAGCGGGTAGATGCCAATGGGGGTGGAGCCGTGGAGGTGGAGGTCAACCAGGCTGAACATGTCTCCTTCTTCAAGTTTTTCTTGGTGAGGGTGCGGCTGATCGACAAACGCTACGTCTTCCCGCCCTTCAAACAGTTCGTAGAACAGGTCTGTTCGTTCGGCCCGAATGGATTCTTCCATCTCGTCGGTCACTAGTCTCATTACCGGTAGCCTCCTGGCCTGACATCTCTGATCCCTGAAAGTAACAGGTCTCCTGGCTTGATGGGCCGCACAAGCCCTGACTCTTTGGTGATGGCGTATTGTACTTCGTGGCCTTGCCACTTGCCGTCGAGGTAATTGTAGGTCTGTTTGTTCTTGATCATGCCTACAGTCAGGAGGGGCTGGTGTTCCTCCTGCATCTGGTCTCGTGTGGTCATGCTCGGGTCTGACGGTTGTGGTCGTCGGACTGTGAGGATGGTCACGGCTTGCTGTTCACCGCCGTATGAAAGGGATGAGGCTGAGAGTTGCCCGCCTTTCGATGCCGAACGGTTGGCCTGGTGCAGCATTAGCCAGGGGATGCGGGTGTCTCGGGCCAGGTCTTTGGCTACGTTCGCTGCCTTCTGCATGGACCCTCCGAAGTCTTCGCCTCGTGAGCTGGCCAAATACCCCATGTAGTCGTATGCGCACATCTTTACTTTCTGTTGCCAGAACTGTTCTGCCTCCTGGATGTAGGTGATCATGTCGTATTTGGATCGCTTCTCGTCGTCTATGGCGAGGAGGGGGAACCACTCGGTGATGATCCCTCGTTTCCAACTGGCACTCATGCCGAGGATTTCGGTTAGGGGGGTTTCCGTTACGAGCGAGATGAGTTTGAACATGACTTGCTCGGCGTCTTCATCGGGTGAGAACAGGATCATTGGCTTGTCCCTGTTCTCATGTAAGAGGCGCAGCAGGAGCTGGGTTTTGCCGTTGTGTTGGAACCCTACAAGCAGGTGGAGTCCAGCCCTGAGGCCACCTCCAAGGGCTGTGTCGATTTCGGGTAGCCCAAACGGGATGGGCGGGGTGAGATCGGGGTCGTTTAGTAGTGAGGCTGATGGGCGGAACAGCCAGCCTGACCTCTCGGCCAAGAGTGCGGCTTCCCGCTCCTCAAGGCCAAGAGAAGGTGTGTCTGTTTCTTGTTGTAACTCGATGCTCATTCTTCTCCTCCGTCGGCGGGCAGGTACTGCCATGCGTGGATGGTTCTTGCCGTGTGCCTGAGTTGGGCTGCAAGAATTTCGCAGTCGTACAAGATGGTTTCCCTGTATTTATCCCAGATCGCTTCCTGTTCGGGGTGGCGTCTGGTGTTGAAGTCGGTTAAGAAGTCAACAACTAAGTCAGCGATGATGTCTGCTGTGGGCAGTACAGGGTTGGGCGCAAGCTGCAGCGTGTATGTCCTCCCTCCTATCTGCAATGGTTCCACAGTTAGAGTTCCACGCCGAACTGGGCGCAGTACTTGTCGGGGCAGGCGTTGAGCCAGAGCGCTTTGGCTTCCTTCTTCTCTTCAGGTGACGCATTGCGGTCTACCTTCATCTTGAAGTCGGGTGCGTTGGGGTTGGTTTTGCCTGCACGGTTGTCCCAGAACTTGGACGGGTCTGCTACGAGCATGTCCCAGAACTGGACATCGTTACCCGAAGGGGTCTTGGTGCGGCGGACGCCGCCTGGGCTGGCGGTGGGGGCACCGGCAAACCCTCCGGTTGACGGGGCTGGCATCTGGGTCGGGGCAGGCATCTGTGCCGGTGCGGCGGTGGACGCTACGACCATCACTTCGTTCTCACCGAATACCTCTTGCACCATCCGCTCGTTCTCGGAAAGCTCGAATGGCAGGTTCTGCTGTGAGAGGACGGCTGCTTTCACGAGCATCATTTCGTTCTCGTAGACGCTCATGGCTTCTTCGAGGGTGCAGTTGGCTGGCAGGTCTGCTTCCATCGTGGCTGACACGGTGGCTGGTTCGAACTGGCGTGCCTGCACTGTGCGTGAGTAGCTGATGATCAGCTTGCGTTTGACGGGTTCAACAAACTGGGTCTGCTGCTGTGGTGCGTATTGTTCTTGGGTGTCGTAACTCATATTTTTGCTTTCTGTTTGGTGTTCGCCTGGCCGGAGTGGCCCGGTCTCTACTTCTTGGTAACTCATATCGGTGCTTTCTGGTTTAGGGTTAAAAAATTCCCACATCTCACGACGCGTGGAGCCGAGTTTCTGTTCGTCGTGCTTCTCGTACAGGAGTAGGAGATCTGAATCCGTGGGAGGGTTGTCCCAGGTTAGGGGCCGATTGGACATCAACCCTTCCCCCGGCCGTTCTGGTTGTTGGTATTCGCCTGGGACTAGAGGCCCGGTTGCGACTTGTTGGTTGAAGAACTCGTCTGCGTCGCTCATCTATCCCATTAGTCCTAGCCAGTCGCAGTCCACGCCGTGCCAGTCCCAAACTGTTGAGTTGTCTTGCGGTGTGGGTGCGACGTGGCCGCACCATTTGCATCGTGAGTGGGTGGCTTTGATGCGTGGGTCTTCGGGCAGCAGCCCTTGGACTAACGACTCTAGCCTGTCCAGCCTTTTTCTCATCGATTTGGTGGTGTCAATTGTGTCACTGCTGGTTGGGCTAATCATTGGCGTGCCTTTCTCTATGTTCGCTGATGCGTTGGCGTTGGGTTGTCCCGCCCCAGACTCCTTGGTACATGTCTAGGTTGGAGTCGGCTTCCCGCCTGCACTCGGCTTTAACTTTGCATGTGTTGCAGACTGCAACGGCGAAGGTGGGTTTTTTGTGCGGCGGGTCTGGGAAGAACACTTCGATGTCCATGCCCAGGCATGCCGCCTGGTCGCGCCATCCACCGCTCATTCTTCTTCGTCCTGAATGTCGATGTAGCCGTTGAGTATGTCCATGAGAACTTGGATGCGTGTTTCCAGGCGAATCAGTTCGTCCCTGAAGTTTGGGTTCTCTTCTAGGACGGAAGCCAGCATGGCGTCGTAGTCCTTCTCGTCACTCATCGGGGTGGTGCTCCGTTGGTGCAGCCACTAGCCCTGCGTCGACCTTGCGTTTCAGTTCGACAAGCACGGAGGGTTCGTCTGGCCAGAAAGAGTCTTCATGACTGCCCCGGCATTTGCCGAGAGCGAACTCGCTGCACCAGCGTGGGCTGCAGTGCCAGTCATCTGGGCCTAGGGGCCACGTACTGGCCGTGCCAAGCTTAAGGATGGTGTTGCCCCATGATTGTACTTCGGCGAGCATCATGGCCCATTTCTGTTGGCCTAGGGTCATGCCCCAAGTGTTGACACCGGCCTTGCCTCGGGGCACGTAACCGAAGTTGAAGCTGAGTCCTGCCAGGTTCTCTTCCAGATGCTTGGCGTACGTGTAGATGGGTGCTTGGATGTCGTAGCGGGATTTCTTCCATCCGTCTCTGGAATCAAAGCGTCCTGTCTTCCAGTCCCAGATGGTTCCGTTGCCGTCGTAGAAGTCGATGCTTCCTCGCAGTCTTATCTGGTCGCCGTCTATCGAAGAGACTGGGATGTCGAATCGTTTCTCGATCTCCCAGCCTGCCACGTTCGTCTGGTCGAGGCTCGGGATCATCTCGTTGTACCACCGTTGGCAGCAATCTTCAAGTTCCCTGACTGCGGTGTACAGGTCTTCGACCATGTGGGGGTGGAGCCACATGGACGGCCAGGCTTCTTCAAGCAGGGTGACTTCTTGTGCGAGCTGGTCGAGGAGGGGCTGGCCTGAGGGCCATTCACCGTGGTCTTGCCTGTGGTGGAGGCACCATTCGATGAACGAGTGGGTGCGTGTGCCGATGGCGGCTACGTCTGAGTCAGGGTCAAAGTATTCGCCGGTGAGCTTTAGCCGGGCCTGTTCGGGGCACATGCGTAGTGTGCCGATGTCTGACTGGTGGAGGTACAGGGTTCTGTGCCCGTGGTCGTCGGTGAGGAGTTTCATGTGGGGTCTTTCGGTGTGGGTTTGCGGGCACCATAGGAAAACCTATGACAATGTCATTGACGAGCAGCCGTCGGAGCCGCCAGGCGATAGGCGGTGCATTGCCAGTGGCATATGGTGGGAGCAACACCATGACATGGGAGTGTTGTTGTTGTCAAGTTATTCTTTTTGACTGTGCAAGCATCGCTTCCTGTGCTAGGGTTGACTTTGTTGTTATCGATCTCAAAGGATCCCGCTCGATGAAACGTTTCATGCCTCCGCTGCTGGCTGTCACTGCTGCTATCGCCTTGCTCGGCTCTGCCGCTGACGCCCAAGGCCCCGTCACTCCTTTGAGTGAAGAGCCTGAGTCTCTTCATGTGCAAGGGAACCAGGCCATCACTGATCACGTCTCGATCCCTGCCACCTGCACTCTGCTCGTTGACCGGGTCGGCGGGGAATCCTGCCTGGAGGTGGTGACTGACTGGATCTGTCCTGCTGGCCCGCTCGGTTTGAATCCTTTGAGTGAGGATGCGAAGCAGCGGTTGGCCCCGTCGTATGAAGAGTCGATTGCTAACCCTGTCAGTGAGCGTGCCTATCTTGACTCGCATTGCTTGCTCGTAGGGACTCGTCCTGTGCCATTGGCGACACCGGCAGCAGTCGATGCTGCTGTTGAGGCACCTGTTGTTTCGTTTACCGGCTGATGAGTTGGCTACCTAGCACCGGCGGGGGTGGCGCTGACCCTCAGACTGCCGTGAACACGGCTGATATCGCTACGATTGAGTCCGAGCAAACAACGCAAAACAGCAGCATTGCCACTAATGCTTCGGGCGTTTCTACGAATGCCACGACGGTGTTCAATTTAGGTACTGATGTAGCAGGGCACCACTCCCGTCTCGCAACCATCGACAGCGATCAGGTCGCACAAGATTCAGCGATCGCCGCTAACACAGCGAAGGTGACGAACGCCACTCATACTGGCGATGTGACAGGCACGACTGTGTTGACGCTGGATGCCACGGCTATCACAGGGCAAACCCTGGTCACTGCCGACGCACTAGATCATGTCGTGATCGCTGACGCTTCAGATGGGGCTTTGAAGAAAGCGCTCGTATCGGATTTGGGTGCAGACAACTTTGTCCAGCAGACCGGGGCACCCACTGGTGACAGCGGCTTGTTGTGGTATGACACTGATGCTGTCCCAACACCGCAGAACGTTGAGCCGACCACCACAGAGATAGGCACCACTCACACGCTGGCTTTGGCTAACGGCTGGTCAACGGTGATCTACAGTAATGCTGCGGCTGTGACTGTGACGGTGCCCACTAACGCCACCGTGGCGTTTCCGGTTGAGACAACCATGTTGTTGGTTGCTGCTGGTGCCGGTGGGATCTCGTTGACCACAGCGGGTTTGACTCTTATTGGTTCGTCGCCTTTGGTTGGTTGTGCTCAGAATGAGGGTTTGTGGCTGCGTAAGGTTGACACTGATTCTTGGGTTGTGCTTGGTGGGACTGTCTGATGGGTAATTTGCTTTCTGCGGCTGCGCCGGTAAGACAACAGAGCGCAACACCGGTGGTGTATGTCGAGGAAGACTTCACGGCTACCACTACTGGCGATTTGTCGGACAACAATTTGGCGGTTGACGAGTTGGGTGGCGGGTGGCAAGGCCACACCAGTCATTTGACTTACAACGCTTCGGGCGAGGGCGTTGAAGCAACGACAAACAAGGTGAATCGTCGAACGCTGATTGAAACGTCGGGGCGGGAAGATGTCCAGGTCACGATGACCGCCACCATTAAAAGGGGTGGCTCCAATACCAATTGGCAAGGCGTGGGGATGCGGGCACCAACATCCACCACAGATATTACAGACATTCTTTGTGCGTGGTTCCGTGGTACAGCAATTGACCCAAACCTAGCACTACATGATGGTCGAACCGCAGACCCGCTGCTGAAGACATGGGATCTGTCGGTGTTGCTGGCGACGCAGCCGCAAGACGGCGACACAATCACATTGGTGATGCGGTGCAGCGGTGACGACATCACGTTGTATTCGATGCAGGTCAACGGCGGTTCTGTGGAAACGGTGGATGACACATACACGCTGACGGGTGCGGTGGCTACCGCCCACGGCGCAGGGTCGGGGGCCGATTGTTACGGCTTGCTCACGGATGAACGGGTAGCGTCTTCCAGTGAGCGCTTCGAATATTTCAAAGTCGAATCTATCCCGGCATGACAACAAGGACTAGGGGTTTCTGATGGGTGTTTTGAAGACATGGACCGGTGCGGCGTGGGAGGAAATCGAGTTTTCTGCCATGACCGTTTCGGCTTCTGATGTAGCGGATTTGACGCCGATTGCGGCGACCACTCAGGCAGGCACCACTTACACGTTGGCGCTCACTGACGCATTCTCGATGATCTTGTGCAGCAATGCCGCCTTGGTGACCGTGACAGTGCCCACGAATGCTAGCGTGGCGTTCCCGGTGGGCACCCAGATTGCTTTACAGTCGACTGGTGCGGGCGGCGTCACACTCACGACCACGTCCCTCACACTCAACGGCTCGAGTCCGAACACAACAATTGCCCAGAATGAGGTGATGGTGCTCGAAAAAACCGCCACTGATACGTGGAGCGTGCTTGGTGGGACTGCGGCATGATGGCGCAGTTGAAGGCAGCAGCACAACAACAAACCACAGGCGGGTTTGCGCCTGACGATATTGGTTCGCTTGTTGTGTGGTTTGACGCTTCTGATCAGGCAACAATCACTGACACGGCCGGATCTGTCACCCAGTGGGACGACAAAAGCGCTACTGGTGCTGATTTGTCCAGCTATGAGAACGCTGTGGTGACTGGTGCTAACACGCAAAACAGTTTGAATGTGTTGGAGTTTGGGAGCGCTGGGGATTCAGCGTTGCGGTCTGTTGCAACACCGTGGATGACTTCCACGGCGGGGCACTGGACAGTGTTCGGGGTGTTTAATGCAACTGATGCGACCCCGACTGGTGGCGTGTTTTCGCAAGACAAAGGTGGCGGCACCCTGTCTGAGCGCAACCCGCAGTTTATGCGTGTTGGGGGAGAGAGCATGTCGGCGGTGAACATTGCGGGGTCTGGTGGGCCGTACGCCGACAATTCGCCCACTGTTAGTGATGCGACATGGTATGTGGGTGCGACTCGTCAGGATGCCACAACGTTAGAAGCGTTTTTGGCGGGCGGGACGAATGGTGGCACGTCGTCCACCCCTGGAAGGGCTAGCTCTGCGGCGATCCTCAGGGTTTGTGAAGCCACCCAGCAATTTTCCCATTTTGTTGGGTTGATCGGGGAGATAATCTTCTATCAGGCCGATCTGACCGACTCGGAAGTGAATGACGTTGGCAACTATCTGGCCTCTAAATGGGCCTTAACTTGGAGTGACCTGTAATGGCATACATACGAAGTGAAGATGGCATCACGCCGGGGCGGCGGGTTAACGAACTGCCCTATAAGGCGTGGATTCAGGACACTGTGGAAGCGGGGCACTACGAACCGCTGACCGAACAGAACATGAACGATCATGGCATCTATGCGTTCACGGAAACCGACCAGCCTGACGCCGATCACGTCCGCACGATTGAGCGTGTAGGTGCAGGCTTCGAAACCGTCTGGACATTCGACGCTGCCCTAGCCGAATCCAATCTCATGTTTGCTGCCGCCACTACTGAGCGTGAAGCCATTCAAAGCATGGTGTCAGCCCTGACAGACATCGTTGAAGCAGACACTCTCACCGAGGCGGAACAGACCGAAGCCTTGAAAAAACTAGCCCGCATCTGTCGACTCGCAGTCGACATGGTCTAACCGAAAGAAAACACAATGGTAATCAAAGCGGAAACGATCACAATCACATCGGCCACCCGTGTTAAAGCGGCACCGTCCTCACCAGTAGGGCGGAAAGCAGTGGCCTTCCTCAAGTCCGAATCAGGCATCGTCCGCCTGTATCAGGACGCAACAAGCAGTGACTACGTCACCTTCGCTCACGACGACCCGCTCGGCCCAGTAGATCTGGAGCCAGGCGATGAACTGTGGGTGGCAGCTAACAGCACAGACGTTGCTGTTCAAGTACTACAGACAGGACTCA